TAGTATGGCAGGTTTGACTGGAGCAGTTGGTAATGTTCAACCTTATTTTATGGTAAGTAAAGCAGTATCAGCAAATAATACTGGAACTGGTACTATGAAAATTGACTATGTAAGGATATTCCAAGATAGAAGCTAAACAAACAGGGGTGGGAATTTCCCACCCTTTTATTTTAATGGGGTGATATAAATGATAGTATCTCTAACTAATATATTAAATTATCTTGATGTCGATATCGGCTATTTTACCGTCAATGCTTCGCACGATAAATTAATATTAGCTTATGACAGCGGCAGTGCCACGAGTATTGAAGTAGATGACGGAACGTATAATGGTACAGATTTGGCAACCGAACTACAGGGTAAAATAGATACTGCATTTACTATATCATCTACGGTCACCTATTCGACTACTACAAAGAAATTTACTATTGATGTGGGTGCTGGTCACACGATAGCTTATACTCATACGGGCAGCGATGCAGGGCTTTTATTTGGCTTTAATGCTGACCACGCAGCAGCCCAGACTATCACTTCGGATATAGCAGCGAGTGATCCTTCGGAAATTATATCAGTTATTCATAATTCGGTTGAGGATTGGGTTGAGAATTATTGTAATCGTAAATTCGAGGCGGCTTTATATGTGAAGGAACGGCACGATGGCAATGGACAGCCAATAATATATTTTGAGCAATATCCAGTATTAGCAATTAATCTTGACGATTTAGTCTGGGATAGTTCGGCAAAAACAGTAACGAGGGCTGATGGCGGTAGTTTTGTTGATGATGGCTTTGTAGCAGGCGATAAGGTATTAGTGCAAAATAGCGATAGTAATAGCGGTCTACTTACCATAGATACAGGCGGGGTAGCTGCTTTAACCCTAACCTTTACCGATAGTATCACATCTGATACCGACGATGACGATGTTATATTATCTCATTTTAGAGAGCTTTGGGTTGGCAGTAGTGAAATTGATGAGGATAATTATGAAGTGTTTGATGACCATTTATATCATGGTGCAGGTTTTAGCGAGGGTCACGGTAATGTTAGAATGACATATTATGCAGGGTATAGTTCCGATAATATGCCTGATGACCTGAAGCTGGCAATAAAAATTATAGTTAAATATATCTATCAGAAACGACAAGAGGAAATATTCGGGGTAAAGAATTATAAAGTAGGGGATATAAGTATAACTTGTGATGTTGGGGATATACCGAAAGAAGCGGAGGCTATTTTAGATAAGTATGTTAAGAGGGAGATTGTATAAAGGAGGTAAATAATGGAAATTGATTTGCAAAATAAAGTTAATGAATGGTGGGATAATTTAAGTGATGATAGACAATGGTATTTAATATTAAATACCATAGGAAAAAATATTAGATATCTTGGGGATTTGCCTTTTGATTATCAATTGCTTTTATTTTATAAATATAGCAAGGATGATAAAAAAAATTATGAATAAAAATTTTGATATAGAAGTTACTGGAATGGGATTTAATATTACAGGTTATCCCGGAGCATTTACTCCAACCGTAAAAAAGATTATAGAGAATACTATTTATAGGAAAGTATTACATTTGTTTTCGGGGCAAAGTGAAATTGGTGAAGAAAGAATCGATATAGAACATATTAACGCTACTAAAAGAGTAAATGTAAAAGAATTTCGGTGAAGAAAGAATCGATATAGAACATATTAACGCTACTAAAAGAGTAAATGTAAAAGAATTTCTTAAAACTGATAATCGTAATTGGGATTGGATATTATTAGACCCACCATATAATTTAATGAGGAAAAGCAAAACAAAAGATTATAAAATACAACAACCATTTTCTGCTGATGTAATATTAAGAAATCTAATTCGTAGTTATGCTATTAAACATACTAAAAATATTCTATGGTTAGATTATTGTGCTCCAATGATAGAGGGTTTTGAACGTAAAAAGTTATGGTTATTATTGCCGGGCGGGTTTCATAATGTAAGAATTTTATCATGGTTAAAGAAAAAACAATTATTATCTAATCAAACATATAATATAGAAGATAGTCAAATGCCGATGACATTTTTAGAAACTTTAGAGGTTTAAATATGATAGGTAAAAAAACAACTCTTGAATTAAGACGATGGACAGGGACGCCAGATGGAATGGGCGGCGAGACGTTCGCATGGGCTGGCTTGCGAAATATAACAGGCGTGCTATCTACTATCAGGGGTGATGAACGATTAAGTGCAGACAAGCTTACGATAATCGCTGACCATTACTTTTATATCGATTATCCTATCGGCGAAACAATAACCGAAGCTGATATATTTGTTAAAGGCACGACTACATATAAGATTATCTATATTAATAATATGGGGCATAGCCAGAATAGGCGGTTAAGAATAACATTGAAAGAGGAAGTATAAAATGAATACAGGTATTTATGAGCATTTATTTGAAGATTATCCAGTTAATGAATATATAGAATTAAATGTTTTTCAAGGTGCTTCGATAGCAAGAGAAACATTACCATATACTGAATTACTTAACGAAAAGGATATTTTTGAATAGATAAAGGAAGTGATTTATTTAAATGGGCGTAAAATGGTACGGGGCAAAAGTTATTAGCAAAATAAATAAGGCAAATAAGCAGATAATCAATAAGGCTTGTTTGATGGTGGAACGTGACGCTAAAATATTGTGTCCTGTAGATACGGGTAGATTAAGAAGTTCGATTACTCATGAAATAGAAGGTACGATTGGCAGGGTTGGCACGAATGTGGAATATGCAAGGGCGGTTGAATTAGGCACAGAAAAGCAGAGTCCGCAACCTTACATAATAACGAAAAGAAGATATTGCAATTATTCAAGAAGATTATATAAGGAGTAACAAAATGTATTTATATGAAAATGGAGATAATATCGATAATAAAAGATATTACTATGAGGTTTATTTAAGCTCAGAAAAAGCATTTGAGGAATTAGAAATCAGACTTGTATTTAGGGGAATTAACCTTTCTTCTGAAACAGTTTTTACTATTGATAGCGAGGAAATTATTAATATTCTCGATAAAAAGATTTCTAAAATTGTAGAAAAACATTATAAAGCACATATAGATTATAAAGGGGAAGCTGACCCAGAATTATCAAAAGATATATAAGGAGATTATATGCAAGTATTATTTACCGGACTATGGAATAAATATAATGGCAATGCATGGAAAACGTGATAATACAATTTAATATATTTGACAATAATAACAGCTCGACAACGATTAACGATATATATACGAAGCTGACGGCTCTATACGATTGGTGCAGCTTAACCGTAGTGGGCTGGGATAGCATATATATGCGAAGGGAATTAGATAATTTAACGAGAGATAATGGTATTTGGAACTATATGGTAGAATTTAGGCTCGAGATACAAAAATAAAAAAGAAAGAGGTGATTAATTATGGCAGAAGTAGCAGGCAAAGGTGGTTCAATAACTTGTACAAATTTAACAGCAGGCGTTAAGGCTTGGAGTCTTGATTTAGTAGGTGATACTTTGGAAACTACAGATTATGCTGATAGCGGACACAGAACCTATATTGTAGGACTTGACGGCTGGACTGGAAGTTGTGAGATTAACTGGGATACAGCAAATTCAATAGGTGTTGGAGATGAAATTGCAGCATTGGTATTTAGTATTGTTGGAGATACAGAAAAATATACTGGAGCAGCAATTGTAACTGGTATAAGTGTTTCCAGTTCGGTTGAAGGTTTAGTAACTGCAACTATTAGTTTTCAGGGTACTGGTGAATGTAGTTTAACTTCGGCATAAATAAATGATAAATTGATTATGATTAGAGGTGATGTAAATGACTGAAAAAGCTGGAAAAGTAGGGGCAATCTATGCTACCTATGGTGATGGTATAGATATAGCCAATGAAGAAGTGACTCTTACTGCTGGCGTAGAATCGTTAGCTAATACGAATGTTTTGGTTAGCAAAGTAACTTCTGATGGGGCTGGGACTATTCCGATAACAAAAGCATATTATTGCACAGTAAAAGGTTCGTTAGTAGTCGCTGATGGCGGGACTGACACGGTATACGTAACCTATAAATACTGGAATGAGGGTGTATATGCTCATAAAAATGCTGAAACCTGGCAGGCTGACCATGCCTATGAGGTAGGTGACAGAGTATTACCAACTACCCCAAACGATTATTATTATGAATGTACAATAGCTGGAACTTCGGATTCTACTGAACCTTCCCCGTGGGGAACTGTAGTTGCAGGTACTACTACTGATAATACGGTTACCTGGACTTGCCA